CTTCTATAAGTTGTGTAACTTGAAGAAGTTTGTTATTTAGTTTGATTTCTTGAGTTTCAAATGTTGATAACTTGTTGATAAGTATGTTAATATCTCTACTTACTTTTGTCTCATCACCTTTTAGCTTATTAAGTTGTTTCAATAAATCAGAATACTTTTTACGAGTATCAACGGCAAGAAGTAAAATATTCTTTTGCTCTAGCAATTTGGTTTTATCAACTGATATTAAAGTTAAGTCAGATTCTACACTAGCTTTAGAGTCTATAATAGATTCGGAGTTTTCCATGCAAATATCACAATCCTCATTATACTTATGGGATTCCAAATGCTTCATTCTCTCTAATAAAGAATCTTCTCTTATTTTCAACTTATCCAATTCGTTATTTAAATCTTTTAAATCGGATGTATATCTATTAAATAAATCATACTCATCTACAATCTCCTCATCATCAAACGAATCGATTTTTTCTTCTAATTGAATTTGTGTTTCTTCAAACTCTCCTATCTTAGATTGTGTTTTATCTCTTTGAGATATTAATTCGGTTAACGAAGTTTCCGATGTCGATTTTTTATTTTCTAATTCTTCTAAAGAATAATTGTCGGATTTAACTTTTACAATCTTTTCGTTGAGGGAGATTAATTTCTGATTGTGTTTTTCAACTATATCTTTTACTGCATTTAAATTGATTTCCTCTAATTTGTATTCGGCATTTGCTCTCTTTAAATCAACTTGTATATCAGCTAGTTTCTGTGTAAAGTCATCTTGTTTAAACTTTCTAATCAGTGATGCATTGTCTCTATTTTCATTTTGTGCATGTGAGTATAATTTATCAAATACATCTACACCCATAAATTGTGCAAGTATTTCTTTTCTCTCACTTTGTGATTTATCAATGAATAGTGTATTGTTTCCTTGTAAAGATAATGTGGTTAATACAAAATCCTCATATGTACCAAGGTATTGTTGAATGATGGTGTTGGTATCCCTCCTCTGCTCTCCGTTCAGTGAAGTAATACCACCATCATCTTCTCTCCAAAATGATACATCTACTTTTAGATGTGTCCCTTTGTTAATTAACTTTGCAGTTCTTTCAATATAATAATCTACACCATCAACTTGAAAATGTAATTTACAATAAAAGTTAGATTTTCTATTGTTAAGAATATTTTTTGCTGTATTAGTTCTACTTGTTTTGTCAAAAATACAAAAAGACATTGCATCAAATAAAGATGACTTACCAGATGCGTTAGGTGCAAAAATTCCAACTATCCCTTTTGCATTGTCAAATCTTATTTTGTTATCCTCTCCATATGAAAACACATTAGAAAATTGAAACTCTTTTGGCACCCACTGAACATTTGGTGTGACATCGTCATCAACTAACTTTGTGTTCATGTCTCTATTGATTTGCTTTATCTTATCAATAGTATCATCATTAGCAAGATATTGTCTTTCTAAATAATCTTTAATTAATTTATTTTGAAATTCAACATCTCTAACATTTCCAATAGCCAGTCTATCATCAAAGTTACCAGTTTTTTGTTTAGAAAGAGTATCCATCCTAGTAACAGTAAACTCTTGTACTTTATATTTTTTCTTAATATCGGTTAATACCTTTTTAATCCTAGATGGGTCTGTGTTAGAAACTCTAACTCTTAATCTAGGTTTACTTGGCATATTAGTAACAGTTGGAACTATACCATTGTCTACATCTAATGTATAAAACCCATAATCATTTGGAATTTCAAACTCTTCAAAAGTTCTACTATCAACATCCCATAATAAATAACCATGTTTTTCTAATGATTCTCCATGATTTTGTTGAATCATTGAACCTGCATAAGCTATTGTTGGTCTTCCTAATGTTTGTCTTTTATGAATATCACCCAACATCACCATATCAAATCCATCAAACATTTCAGTTGTAAATGAATTAGATGATACAGTATATCCTATATCGGTTGTGGAATCATTTACGGGCCCATGGAATAAACAAATAGTATTCTCACCCTCTACCAGTTCTCCCTTTGGCCAATTCTCTTGCTTATCAAGTATCGAATATACCACAAAAGTAATATTGTGGAAGGGATACACACCAGTATCTCTAAGATAGTGTATTCTATCATTTTCTAAATTTTCTACGATTGGAGTAAGTACATCCAATCTATAATTATTGTTTAAGTTACAATCGTGATTACCAGTAATTAAGAAAGTGTGCTTTCTATTTGCACATTCGGTTAAGAACCAACTGATTTCTCTAACTAACTCAGGACTCATTTCAGTTTTGGCATGAGCAATGTCACCTGCTAAATAGATAATAGAATTTTCTATATTATCTTTATCTACGTTTTGTAAGAATTTTTGGAATACTTCTCTATACTCCTTATGTCTTTTTAAATTACGGATATGTAAATCCGCTAAGTGGTAAATCTTTTCTACCTTCATATATTATTCAATTTAGATAGGATTAAATCATCCCAACCAGTTTCTTTGGTTTCTTTTAATAATTTGTTTACTTTATCGAATCCCATATCACCGGCATCCATCTCTTCAGGTATAATATTTTTTACCTTTATACCATTTTTAATAAAGTAATTTGCATGTGTAGTAGAATCATCTACTGCATCAGAATCTAACAATATGTTAATTTCTTTAACTCCCTTTTGATTAATCTTATCTTTTAAAGTTCTTGGTATAAACTTTCCTAAGATTGGTATTACATTTCGTTTTACTGAGAATGAATCAAATACACCTTCTACTAATGTGATTGGTTCGTTCCAATCGATTTGATTATCAAATACAATTACATCCCTACTGACAGGTGGATTCTTATACTTCATCTTCTCATCCTCATAAAAAGAACGAGCTACAAAATAGTTTAATTCATTATCTTGATTGTAAGATGGAATAATTACTCTACCACCATACAAACCATCCTCACAATAACCAATATTATATTTCAAAACCTCATCCATAGAAATACTTCTTTGCTTGAGATAATGAATAGCTTGATTATAGCTTGGATTGATTGAGTTTGGTTTGGTATAGAGTGTTTTAAATTCCTTTGGAAGTCTGAGTACTACCTTTTCTACTTCTCTTTCGTTTCGTTTAGGTTTATACTCACCATATATAGAATGAATTTTTGAGATTTCATTTCTATCTAGATTTAGTTTGTAAAGTAGTGCTTGGATACTCCTACCCTTAGAATCACATACCCAGCAGTGCCAGTATTGTGAATCTAAGTTTATTTGTAGTTTTTTCTTATGATGATGACAAAAAGGACAATGATGTGCTTGTTCATTTCCCTTCATTGATGAGCCAACACCTAATGCAGAATCCAATACGTTTATAACAACTAACTTATTTCTTGCGGAGAGCATAAATTATAATTTTAAACAAATATACGAAAAATATTTGGATTTACCAAATTATCCCATAGTTGAATTCTTAACATCATGTAAAAAGTTACCTAGCTTCTTTATGCCATCGATAAATTTTACATCAGCTTTTTGTTCTTCCATTGCTTTTACTAAATCTTGGATTGATTTTATTGCTATTTTAACGGCGTCATCTTTTGCGTTAAGGGAGTTTCTATTTACCCCATACTTGTTTGCTATTTGGTCTAAAGTCATAATATTATTTTTTTGTATATACAATTAAGTACTAATATACGAATAATATTTTACTTATCCAAATCTTTTCGATAAAATTTTCCTAATATATTTCCGTTAAGGGAAGTATCATCTGAAAGTACATCGTATTCGAATTGATAATGTACTTCGTAGTATGATAATGATTTCTTTGAATAGCAGAATTTTAATACAATTCTTTTAAACTCATCATCCTTTCCTTCGGCGATTTGTTCTTTAATCCAATCGTTTGATGAGTAGTATTTTTGCCAGTCAGAAGATTTTCTAACTTTTTTCTTTTTAGGTAACGAACCCCTCGTACCAGCTAACTTTCGTTCCTCTTTGATACGTTTTAATTCCCTAACTCCGATTTTTACATTACGAACACTTTCTAGGGATTTCTTACCAATATAGTATTTGCCAGTTGGAATGTGTTCTATTTTATAGACAAATCCTACGGCATTCTCAGGTATAACATCTTCGGTAACATCGTTACCACTCCATAACCAATTTGACATTAAGTCTTATTTAAATGTATTCGAATAAGGCTTGGTTTGTGTAAAACCACCACTACCTTTTCCAAGTGTTCTACCACCTGCTTTTGCTATTGCTTTTTCATCTTTTGATAAATCCAATCCACCATCGGCTTCAATTTTAGTTTTATCACCACCTTTAAGGTTTGCCTTTGATTGAGTAGGTGCGTTCTTTTTTAATCTTTCTTCTAAAGTCATAATTGTGTTCCTTTATATATTATAAATATAACATTAAGTATCAAACCGAACTATAAAGTTCACTGGATAGTCTGGTAATGATTTAATT